GCAACAATTCAAGCTTTAATGGGCGAAGAAGGTATTATGGTTCAAGCTGAACAGTACGATCATAATGCAAACTTGGCAGAAGTTTTAGATGAAAAATTGTTAAACGAATTATCTTCTGAGCTACGTGGTCAGTATGAAGAAGATCTTGAGTCAAGGGATGAGTGGAAGGAAGGCTATGTAAAGGGTCTTGACCTCCTAGGCATTAAATACGAGGAAAGAACCGAGCCGTTTGACGGGGCAAGTGGGGTGACTCATCCCTTGATTGCAGAATCTGTTACTCAGTTTCAAGCACAATCATATAAAGAATTACTGCCATCTGGCGGACCAGTTAAAATAAATATAATGGGTAATAGAACTCTAGAGCGTGAAGCACAGGCTGCAAGAGTTCGAGAGTTTATGAATTATCAAATTACGGAGGTCATGGAGGATTATGATACAGATACTGACCAAATGCTTTTCTACCTCCCGTTGGCGGGTTCAACGTTTAAAAAAATCTATTATGATCAAACTCGTGGTACAGCAGTATCGAAGTTCGTTCCTGCTGAAGATCTTGTGGTTCCGTACCAAGCTTCGGATATTAATACAGTATCTCGTCTTACGCATGTCCTTAAAATGGACGAAAATACAATCCGAAAGATGCAAGTCGCAGGCATATACAGGGATGTCGAAATCTCAGCCTCGGACGATGATCAAGATGTGGTTCAAGAGAAAAAAGACGAATTAGAAGGAGCAAGCAAAGGTTACTCTGATGAAGTCTTTTCTGTATTAGAAATGCATGTGAATTTAGACCTTGAGGGTTTTGAAGATATGGGAAGGGATGGTCAGCCAACTGGCATTAAACTTCCTTATATTGTAACACTTGATCAAGGATCTGGAGAGATATTATCCATAACAAGAAACTTTGAGCAGAACGATCCGCTTAAAAGAAAGATCCAATACTTTGTTCATTACAAGTTTCTACCAGGACTAGGCTTCTATGGATTTGGCTTAATCCATATGATTGGTGGTCTTGGTAGGGCAGCAACAAGTATATTAAGACAACTCATTGATGCTGGAACTCTTTCTAACCTCCCCGCAGGATTTAAAGCAAGGGGTATTAGAATTAGAAATGATGATGAGCCTTTAGCACCTGGTGAGTTTCGTGACATTGATGCTCCTGGTGGTGATTTAAGGAACTCTATTGTTCCTCTCCCCTTTAAAGAACCATCTGGTACGTTGTCTAATTTACTTGCTGCTTTAATTGAAGCAGGCAGAAGATTTGTATCGATAGCAGATCAAAAGCTTGGAGAATCTAGTGGAGATATGCCAGTAGGCACAACTGTAGCTATGCTTGAGCGTGGTATGAAAGTGATGTCTGCTATTCACAAGAGATTACACTATGCACAAAAAACAGAGTTTAGATTACTTGCAAGAATCTTTGGAGAAAATTTACCACAACAATATCCGTATGAAATAGCGGGTGCAGAACAACAAATTTATGCAGCAGACTTTGATGGTCGTGTTGATGTGTTGCCAGTATCAGATCCCAATATCTTTTCAATGGCACAAAGAGTAGCGTTAGCTCAAACACAACTACAGATTGCACAGAGCAATCCAGACATTCATAACCTACCCGCTGCATATAGAAGGCTCTATCAGGCACTTGAGGTTCAGAACATTGACGAGATTCTTCCTCCTAAAAAAGAGCCAATGCCTATGGATCCAAGTATAGAGAATGCTAGGGCGTTACAGGGAGAGGTCGTGGTTGCGTTCCCACAACAAAATCATGACCAACATATCGCAAACCATATCCTCTTTATGAAAACTCCGATTGTCGCAACCTCCCCTAACGTCATGGCAATTTTATATGCTCACATATTAGAGCACATATCATTAAAGTCGAATGCAATTGCACAAGGCGAAGCACAACAAGCAGTCCAAATGCAGTTACTTGCACAACAGGGTGCAGTTGATCCCGCTAGTGTACCACCACCAATAACACCAGAGCTTGTAGCAAGTAGGGTTGCAGAACTTGAAGCACAGTTTACTGCTGAGTTCATACAACAAATGGCACCACCAGAAGGACAAGAAGATCCGTTAGTTACAATACGTAAACAAGAACTTGCAATAAGAGCGGCTGAAGCACAACGATCAGCAGAAGTCGATCAACAAAAACTTGGACTTGAAGCACAGAAATTACAACAGAGAGCAGCAACAGATGCAGCTAGATTAGAAACACAAGAGGAAATAGCTGAAGAAAGGAATGTTGTGAATAGAGAAAGAATACAAACCGCAAGAGATATCGCTGCAGCAAGGCAGAGGTAAATGTTAGATCCCGCTTCAATTGGCATAGCTATAACGGCTGCTAATACTGCTTTTAATGCAATCAAAAAAGGTTTTGCAGCAGGTCGTGAAATAGAATCTATGGGAAAAGATCTTTCACGCTGGATGGGAGCAGTATCCGATGTTGAAAATACTGAAAAGACTGCTAAAAATGCATCACCACTTAGAAAGTTATTTAAGGGCAGAGAGATAGAAGCCTCTGCTATAGAGGCTTTTACTGCCAAGAAAAAATTAGAGGCACAACGTCAAGAACTTAAATCATTTATTAATTTTCACTACGGAGCTAATAGTTGGAATGAGATTCTCAGAATGGAAGCTGAAATAAGAAAGAAACGAAAAGAAGAGATTTATGAAAGACAAGAATTAGTTAGAAAGATTTGGGAAGTTATTGGTTGGATTCTATTGTTTTGCACTGTAGTAGGATTTATAATATTATTGGCTTGGATGTATAAAGAAAGTAGAAGATGACACAGAAAAAGTTACAAAAATCCTCAAAATATAGTCAATACGATATTGATGGAGATGGTATCGTAAGTGATGAAGAATTTGAACACATGGCAGAGATAAAAAGGCTAGAACATGATTTACGAAAACAAAGAGCACAACGAAGAATGGCAACTGCCAGCTTGGTTGCAATGGCTACTTTTACTACTGCGATGTTTTTTGTTGATCTCGATAGAGTCAAAGCTTTGGCTGATATTAGTAATCTTTTCTATATTACTGGGGGTGGCATTGTCGCTGCCTACATGGGTGCATCTGCTATAATGAATAGGAACGGAAAATGAAACCAGCCTTTGTTTTACTTTGTTACCTAGCAGGAAATCCAGCGGGACAGTTGCATTTATCTAATGTAAACAACTGTAATTATTTTAAAGACAGACTAGCTAATCAAACTGTTAAGATAGGCGAAGAAACACAGAAGTACGATTGCTACTGCAAACTAGTAAATGTTAATAAACAAATGAGGTTATGGTAATGATACAAGCACTAATCGGACCAGCAACTAAGTTGCTTGGCAAATTTATAGAAGACAAAGACACTAAAAATAAGTTAGCTCATGATATAGCTACAATGGCTGAGAAACATGCACAGGAGTTAGCCAAAGGTCAATTAGAAATAAATAAGACAGAAGCACAACATAGAAGTATATTTGTAAGTGGTTGGAGACCTTTTGTAGGTTGGACTTGTGGTGTAGCACTTGCATGGCATTTTGTTATAGCACCATTTATAATATTTTTTTCTGCTTATTTTGGTATTGTTTTACCAGAGTTGCCAACATTTGATATGGGTTCTTTAATGACTGTATTAATGGGTATGCTTGGTTTGGGTGGCCTTAGATCTTTTGAAAAGTACAAAGGATTAACTAAATGACAGACAAATTATGTATTAGATGTAAAGTTGCACTTAAAACAACAGAACTAAAAGACGTTTATCAATGTCCCATGTGTTTTACTGTTGCTGAATTACCTCAAGATCAAACTATAGTTGAGTTTAATGATGAAAACTGATATCGTTTTACAAGGATATAAATGTCCAGAGTGTGGTTTTGAATTACCAGAGGGAGATTTCTGTCCAACATGTAGGGTTAGAAGATAGATGCCATTAACTGCTAAAGGTAAAAAAATCATGAAGTCCATGAAAAAGCAGTATGGTAAAAAGAAGGCAGAGGAAGTATTTTATGCTTCAAAAAACAAGGGAGTTATAAGTGGCGTTGACAGGACAAAAAAGAAAAAAAGTAAAAAAAGTAATAAAAGGTCTAAAAAAAGCTAGTAAGACACACGCTGCACAAGCAAAAAGTTTAAAAAGTTTGGTCAATGGCAAAAAGAAAAGATCCTAAAACAGGTACAGGTAAAAAACCAAAAGGATCTGGAAGGAGATTATATACTGATGAAAATCCGAAAGACACTGTCAGAATTAAATATGCGACTGTTGCTGATGCTAGAGCAACTGCAAGAAAAGTTAAAAATATTAACAAACCTTATGCTCGAAAAATTCAAATCCTTACTGTCATGGAACAAAGAGCAAAAGTTGCAGGTAAAAGAGAACAAGCAGCAATTGCCAAAAGAGCAAAAGAAACCCTCAAAAAAAGGAGAGAAAAAAAATGAAAAAAAACGAGGACGACCAAGGAAAGTTTCCTGATTTAAGTGGTGACGGAAAAGTTACAATGAGAGACATTCTGATGGGTAGAGGTGTTATTGAAAAAGCTGAAGGTGGAGCTAATGATATGACAAAAGATCCAAGGTATAATCAACTCATGGACTTGTTAAAGGACGCAAGAATTGATGGCGACACAGATAAGGTTAAAGAAATAGAATTTGATTTAACTAAGGAATTTGGAGTTAAATTTATGGGCGGTGGTTCTATTGATGAAAAAATGAAGTATGGTGGCGGTGGAAACATCATGATTAAAACTGTTGAAGTATCAATGAAAGTTCCAGAAAAACAAAAGCGAGGCACTGGAGCAGCGATGACTGGCACTAAATTTAGTGGAACCTACTAATGAAACACAAAGCGATGGTGATAAAGGCGGAGATGTGGCCGAACTAATATGTAACTTACCATCTGTTGAAGTTTATGTACGTAAGGAGTATCTTAGAGATCATGAAGATGGACATGGAGAATTTGTAAAAGGTGTTTGGGTCTCTGCAAAATCCATTCCTGGTAGGGCATTTTATTTTGAGTCCTTTCTTCCTGAGTATGGTGCTTTGTTTGATAAGCTACCTATATCTGCATTTTTGCGAGAGCCAAAGATACCAAATCCTGATCTTGATCTTCCAAATCTCCAGTTTTGGAATTGCATGGATTATGGCGTGGTGGCTATCACAAAACAGTTTATAGGTTCAATGGATTATGAAATACTCACTAGGGATCATGGCATTATGCATGGCTCTTATATCTGCACTCTTGATAATTATCATGCAGACTCTAATAACATTGATTATTCTACAAGTGAGCAACCTGCAGAACATAAATCATTTAACTTACTTGAACTAGATAATGGCCAGTTCTGTTTGTATCCCAACAATAGAATGAGAGTGTATGACAATTCACTTACACCCAAAGAACCGAAGATGCCAGATTTCAAAGTTAGTACAGAATATTATCAAGTCGAAAATGGATATGAGTATAGACTTGGAGACACAGACGAATACTTTTGGGACAAAAAATAATGGATTTAGTTGACTTTTCACAAAAATTATACAAATTATTAAAAGAACGTGAGGATGATATTATCATCACGCTGACAACTGGTGCAGTTCAAAATCATGAACAGTACAAGCAGCTAGTAGGTGAGTTACAAGGACTCTCATATACTAGAGATCAAATGAAGTCCTTGCTGGAAGGAAAAATTGATGACGAAGACCTTATACGTACCTGATTATTTAAAGGATCAGCTAGAAAAAAACAAACCTCAAACAGAAGACCTTAAACTAAAAGAAAGACTACCACAACCAACTGGTTGGCGAGTTCTTGTCATGCCTTATAAAGGCCGTGAAAAGACAGAAGGCGGTATACATCTACCTGATGCAGTTCGAGATAGAGAGGCATTAGCTACAGTTGTTGCTTATGTTTTAAAAGTCGGACCGCTTGCTTATCAAGATAAAGATAAGTTTGGTGATGGTGAGCCTTGGTGCAAAGAGGGCGACTGGATTTGCATAGGCAGATATTCTGGATCAAGATTTAGAATAGATGGTGGTGAGGTGAGAATAATTAACGATGACGAAGTTATTGCAACTATCGTTGATCCCGAAGACATTCAGCATATATAAGGAGTAATTATGGCTACAATAGAATCAAATGCAGTAAAAAAAGAAGATGTTTCACGTGAAACATCAGAAGAAAAACCTGTAGAAATTGAGTTAAAAGAAGAGGCGGTTGAGAAAACTGAAGAAAAACCTTTAGAAACATCAGAAGAAAAACCAGAGAAAAAAGATGAAGAACTCAACGAATACAGTAAAAACGTTCAAAAAAGAATTAATCAAATTACTGATCGTTACAGAAAAGAGCAAAGAGATAAAGAAGAAGCAGTTAGACTTGCAGAGACTTTAAAATCTGAGAATGAAAAACTCCAAACACAGATATCTAATCTTGATAAAGGTTACATAACTGAATATGGCACTCGCATTGAATCTCAGCTTGCATCAGCATCTGAAGCCTTAAAAAAAGCATTAGAGGTAAATGACGCTGAAGCAATAGTTAAAGCTAACCAAGCAATTGCTAAAGCCACAATAGAACAAGAAAGACATCGTTTAGCCAAGGAAAGACAAGAATCTCAACCCGAAGTTAAGCCTCAAGAGCAGACTCAGCCTCAAGCACAACCCGAGGCACAAGTCGATCCAAAGGCAAAAGCATGGGCAGAAGAGAACCCTTGGTTTGGTGAGAATGAAGAAATGACAATGCTTGCTATGGGTCTTGATAAAAAATTAAAACAAGAAGGATTTGACCCAAGAAGCGATGAATACTATACTGAAATTAATAAACGAATTAGGAAACGTTTTCCTGAAGAGTTTGAAGAAGAAAAAACGAGTAGTGCTAACAGGGTCGCTCCTGCTGATAGCACGGCTTCTCGCAGTAGCAACAAGGGGCGTAGGACTGTGAAGTTGTCACCATCACAAGTAGCGATGGCTAAAAGACTGAATGTTCCGCTAGAAGAATATGCTAAATATGTTAAAGAGTGAGGTAAAACATGACAGATAGAACAACTCCACGATCAGATGTAACACGTGCTAAAACTGCACGCAGAAGACCATGGGCACCACCAAGCAAGTTGGATGCACCGAAGCCAAAAGATGGATTTAAACATCGTTGGATCAGAACTCATTTAAGAGGCGATGACGATCAAATGAACGTTCATTCAAGACTTAGAGAGGGTTATGAGCCAGTAAGAGCAGATGAATATCCAGATCAACAATTTGCTTCGGTTGAAGAAGGCAAGCATGAGGGTGTTATAGGTAATGGCGGTTTAATGCTCGCCAAAATACCTGAAGAGACAGTTGAAGAGAGAACTGAATACTTTCGGGATCAGACCCGCAATCAAATGACTGCCGTAGATCAGGACTTAATGAAGGAGCAACATCCTTCGATGCCTATTGAAAAAAGTAGGCGTAGTAAAGTAACTTTTGGAAAGGAATAATTCCTTTTCGTAACTTATAAGGAGCTATAAATGGCAAATGCAGATTTAAAATTTGGATTAAAGCCGATTAATGCTATTGGGGGAACTTTTCCTGGTGGCACAAATCAGTATTTCATTGCTAGTGATGCATCAGCTATTTTCCAAGGCTCTCCTGTTCAAGCTGAGTTAACTGGTGGCACAGTGCAAGTATTAGGCAACGCCACTGGAGACACAAAGCAGATCTTAGGAGTTTTTGCTGGGTGTGAATATGTTGACAACACTACAAAGAAATTAAAATTTTCCAATACGTGGCCAGGATCTGGTTCAGCGGATACAAATTTTGATATTAAAGCTTTCGTATATGACAATCCAATGCAAAGGTTTGTTATATGTTCTGATGGTACTAATACCAACAGAGCAACTGCAAAGGCTGACATTTTCAAAACTGCTGAGATAGAAAATGCTACAAGCGGAAATACAACAACTGGTATATCAACCGCACAGATTGATATTTCTACTGCTGAAGA